TTATTCGGGAGCGGCCTTCTTGCTTTCCTTAACTGGTGCGGCGAGGGCCTTTTCCTCCAGGCTTGATAAATAGTTCTTTGCTTCATCGTAGAGTCTGTCTGCCAGTTCAACGAACATGTTATAGCTAAAGACTAATTGCACATATTTAGGTAAAAGCTGATACCCCTTTTCCACCACGAAGCCGAATTTCTCTTCCCCGGTCTGCAGCGCATACTCCTCAGCCTGCTTCTCCAGCCTCAGCATCAGCGAGAGCACAATCTTCCCCGCCTTTGTCCTTCCCTGGCTGATTAGATAAATAATAAAGACTGCCACAACAAGCAGCAGCCCCCAAAAGTTCTGGATATAACCTAATGCGGTTTCCATGGCCGATCTCTCCTTACAATCCTAATTTCGCAGTCTCTATCCGGTCACTTCCGGCATAGTAGTAATTTCTGTTGCCGTTTATTCCTTGCACTCCAACCCAGTGCTTATGCTTGGCCTGGATTTTCTCTGCAAAGGCTTTATGGACCATCGGGCATTTCAGCTTAAAGCTGAGCAAAAGTGCAGCTCCGACATCTCCATCGGCATAGATTACGAGGTGATCCACGTCATGCTCTCCCTTCAAATCAGTAAATAACTCTGCCCAGGGAAACTTAGCCCCTGGGCAGTTTGGTCTGTTTATACTGTCAATTCTGTAATGACCAATGATATGCCGGTTATCAATGGCGATGGCTGGGTACTTGGCGATGAGCTGCTTGTGGAGCCATAGGGTGGACTGATACTGAGCTTCTGTCAGCTCATCTCCAGGCATTCCTTCGTGTTCAATGCCGATGGTATAGTAGTTGGGATTCGTTCCATCATACAGGTTCCAATCGGGTTTGCTCACTATGCCTGCATGCCAGGCTGTGTTTTCATCTTTGACCAGCTGCAGTATGCGGCCGTTTCTTAAAACCAAATAATGTGCACTTGCCTGGGAGCCAGGATGCTGCATCCAGTCTAAGCAGCCCGGATAATAACCGGCGGTGATATGATTGACAATGGCCAAGGGTTGGAGGCCGTTGCGACCATATCTAAAGTTGGGGGTACCTACCCATTCGATTTGCGGCATACTTACTCTTCTTTCTGCTCGATGCGGTCAATCCGCTTGTGAGCTTGTTTTGATGACTCTTCAACCCGGGTAAGGCGTTCACCCATAGCATCTACGCGCTGCCCCTGGGTACGCTGTTCAAGCCGGATATCATCTACCCCGCGCTTAAGATACTCCATATCTGTGCGGAGGGCGGTGTCGACTGCGGCATCTTTTCTGACTTCTTTCTCTGCTTCCTTAGCTCTTGCCGTCCAGCCTAAGATGATTCCGGACAAAGCAGCCGCTACCCCAAGGAGGGTTGTAATAAGTGTAAAGTCCAAGGGCTATCACCTACCTCTTTTGAAGATGAACCTTAAGACCGCAACCCGCCGTTTCCGGCGGGTTGCGAGTGTGAGAAACGCTCTATGTGGCGTTATGTGTTTATTCTTCGTAGGCTCGGCGCTGCGAAATAGACCGGGTTATCTATACTGGCTTTATTGGTCTGCACAAACACTTGAGGTCTTTTATTCTCACCCTGCCAACGAAATTCTATGGTAAACAGCCGCCAGTCATTGTTTATCTCTCGCGTGCCATCCTCGGAGCCTAGAACGTAGTCATAGCTCCCACCATCGTACGGAATAATAAAGCGCGCCTCAACATCACTAAATTCTGTTCCGTCTTTTCTTGTGTAATAAGATACCCGGTACATCTCTCCTGGTATCAATTCTGTAGTCGTTGTGCCTCTTAGCCACAGCCATGGCTGTGGCATTTTAAGCACCTGGCCTCCGCATTGAATTTGCTCTAAAATTTCAACCCCGGATTGACCTGGATCAAGTGAGGACCAAGTAAGTGGGGTGGGGTAGATGTTTGGCCCCTGCGCGCCTAAGATTATATCGCGCAAAAAGTCATCTACAGTCCCGGTATTTCCTTGCGTCAGCCAAAGATCATAGGCGGAGGCTCCTGCCGGACCAGGCTCTCCCTGAGGACCTTGCTTTCCTTCTACATTTTGCACATCAGCGATCAGCTGCTGCAAAATGGGAATTTCGTCCATGCTTTCAATCGCCTCGTCGTTTAAAAGAGCTTTTCGAACGTCAAAGGCAAAACGAGGAGTAGAAAGTAGTTTTTCCCCTGCCAACAGCCTTACCTCAGCATGCACCTTGCCGGCCACCGCGATCGTGTTTGTTTTTAGAGTACAGGTGATTTTTCCATTGGCGGCGTCCGTGATGGTTACCCCGTTGGCCAGATCCTGAATAACAGTTGTGCCGTCAGGTTTTGCGAAAACAATTTCGACGGTCAGCTCTGATAGGTCTACAGGATCATTCATCTCTCTAATTGAGATATCCAGAGCACAGGTTCCGATATCCCCCTGCACAAATTCCATAACAGGCGCGTGCATAGCCTTTTCACGCTTTATATCCAGAGAAAGTCCGTATTTTTTTAACAACATTTTTATTCTCCTTCCAAATAAAAATAACGCCCTTTAGGCGTTCGCGGTACTGCGCAAAAGGGGTCTATTGCGCATCAATAATCTTCTCCAGTTATCTCCTTATACTGCCCAGCCGTGATAACCCTGCCTACGGCAAGCTTCACCATTTGTTTTGTCCATAATCCCTTTTCATAGTTGCTCTTAATAATTTCAAATGACATAGCTTATTCCTCCTTTATTCCATCGGTATCATCATCATAGACTGAAATTCCATTGCCGCGGCTATACGCTCTTCCGCCGATGGCCCTGAAGCAGGTGGATTTTCTTCGAAGTAGGTAATTGCATCTAATACCTCTTGGTCAGTCATTTCATCAGTAATAGATGTACCCTGTTTCCTATAAAGTTCTTTTGTTGCTTCAAACTCCATAAACACTGTCATATTAACTGGTTGGTTAGCAATAACATATTTCATATTAGACAATCTTGAAGCTGGAAACTGATTGAATACTTCCTGTGGACTTAAAACTTCACCAATAGGTGTTATTAGTGTTTCTTGCTTATCCCAAATTTTGTACTTCATAATATTAACCTCCTATTATTTTGAAATAATTCCCTTTTTGTATTTTACATAACCAGTTACTCTTCCCGGATAGATCAATGTTGTATTTACATTGGCTACCTGTTCACTGCTCTCTGTAAATTTATATTTACTACCTTTGGTTACCAATATATTAGCTGTAAAATCACTTAAATAAGTATCTATATTTGAGTAATCTGAATTATACACAGGAAACAAAGTATATCCTCCAACATATGCATTTGAGAGATTACTGCCATTTTGCGATAGTAACAATGTACTAGGAGCAGTTCTAACAAGGGATGAATCATAAATATCTACTACGTTTGTTTGCTGATTGCCATACCAATCTATATACCCTCCAACAAACATAGCGTAACCGTACTCAGAGGCTCCTGAGGTATAATATCTGTTTTTTGATAGTGGTGGGGCAACAATACGAGTAAGAGACGTATTATAAGCATCTACCACATTATAGAGATCATTTGAATATTTTCCCCCAGTAAACAAAGCATAGCTACCATTTGAAGCTCCCGCAAAGTAATCTCTTTGTTGAGATAATTCAGCAGGAGAAGTTCTGACAAGGGATTGGTTGTAAGCATTTACCGCCTTTGTCTGAGCAAGTAAAACATAATCTCCTACGTTTGCTCTTGCTACTGTGTACCTTACTGTATTATCAATATTAAGAATAGTTCTAACAAGAGATTGATCGTACGCCTCAATTGTGTCATAACTTCCTCCCAAAAATAAGGCATAATTGCCTATCCTTGCTCCCATTAAATACCTCTTTTCTTGAGACAATACTGTAGGAGAAGTTCTGATAAGAGACGTATTGTAAGCATCAACTACGTTTGAGGAACTACTACTGTTAAGTCGTCCCCCAGCAAACAAAGCATAGCTACCATTTGAAGCTCCCGCTATCCCCTCCCTTGGTTGAGACAATACTGTAGGAGAAGTTCTGATAAGAGACGTATTGTAAGCATCAACTACGTCTGAGAGACTACTACTACCGCTAATTGCTCCCCCCGCAAACAAAGCATAGCTGTCATTTGAAGCTCCCGCTGCACCAGATCTTGCTTGAGATAACTTTATAGGAGAAGCCTTATTTATACCATTTACACTAGAATAATAGTTTACAAAGTCAACCTGTGCATATCCCCCCCCTCCGCTACGCAAGATAAAAGACGTGCCGTTGTATACAGCCTGATAAAAACCCACAGGGAGATCCCCAGCAGTTAACACTGAGCCTTCCGAAGACAGCAATGATTTAACTCCTGTGCCGTCTGCGTTGATTGTACAGGCTCCAGTGTTGACCGCGGTTTGTTGCCATTCCACCGCTGCCCCAGTAACTAACGCAAAACCAGGATTTGCAACAACAATTGCATTCACAGAGCCAGTGTTTGGTTTGTACATAAGCCTTGAGTTGAGGGCCTGGGCAACACGCTGCGCCGTAAATGCCCTGGCCGTTGTGGCGGTTAACGCTTCGGCCTCTGCTTGGCTGATAACCGTGCTACTGAGCTTTTTGTCTAATTCAACCTTTAGTCCAGCTGGGGTCACGGCTCTTTGGTTGTCTGTGCCTGCGGTTACCTCTGCAGCAGTAGCAATCTCAATGTGTCCGGCCTTGGTTTCCGTCGCATTTTCCGCAAAGTGCGTAGCAAGGGTATCTCCTTCGGCGTTAACCAATACATTCTCGGCAGTGGTAATCGGCAAAACGGAATCCCAGCCATTGTTCGTTGCATTGCGCTTTTTTATAACTGTGTTGTATGTGGCCATTTTAAGCCCTCCTAAATAATTGCATACCATAAGTCTCCACTGGAGGGAGACTCCGGTTCGGTGACATTTACTGTTATACTAGGCAACCCGTCGAGTTTTGATTTATCCACGCCGCTCATCAGACCAGCATTACCGCCTGCTGCGGCACCTGGAATTACGTCGGCACCACCCGTGATATGTGTTGCTCCGTGGGCAGAGGGTGTACCTGACGCGTGTGAGTGTGAAGATATCACTCCTGTAAGTTTGGCCTCAATCTCGGCTTTGGTGATGTCACTATTTTTCTGAGCATTAGCTGGAGCATGGGCGGATTGGCTATGATCGTAAGCTGTTTTTCCACGGTCACCGCGATAGGCTGTACTTGACGTTTCACCCAAGGCCAGTGAAGCACTAATTTCAACATAACCAGTACCACCCCAGCGATAGGTTTTATTCGTATCTATTGCGATATAGATTTTCCCAGTTTCGCCGCTCGAGGGAAATGCGGCCTGATTTGCGTATTCTAAAACATCGTCTACATAGGATGGCAATTGCGATGCAGGCACTTTGCCGCTTGCATCGAGTTCAGGATACCCGTTAGCCGTTCCTTTTTTACTCGCATTTTCCGGTGTAAAACCCAGAGCAGTTTGCTTACCATTCCACGATGCTTTTTCAGTATCTGACACAAACCTTTTAGCTGCGGATTCGGTTACGTTCTCGGCTTTTGTCTTCGGGTAGAGATTATCCCAAATTTCTCCGTTTCTTTGTTTGATTTGGACGTTTATATCTGCCATGGTATTGCCCACTCTTCCTTTATTAACCTTTTATAGGCTCAAACCAATAACCATCGGTTTCCGGTGGAGTAGTGCTGGTTTGAGCATTTGCAATATTTACTCCACCGCCATCAAAATTTACTTCAGATCCTATTGCAAACCACAGTGTTTTATGGTTCACTGCTGATGGCTCCTCTTCTTGCAAATATATACTTTCCGCCTTATGCGCAGCAAGTGCGCTCGCCACGGCCCCTGCTGCAGAGCCAGCGGCATCCGCGTAGGACTTGGCAGTAGCCTCCGCCGCATCGGCTTTGGCTTGAGCTCCGGCGATAGTTTCCGCATGATCATCCACAGCCTGAAGCATTTCTCTGATGGCTTGCCTTGAAACATTTTCATTTCCTAAGGGTAAGGGTATTCCTAATCGTGCTGATTGTTCTGGCATCAGCTAAGCACCTCCAGTTCATTCCAGGTAAGACCTTGAGCATCGAACTGAGCCCAAGTCCAGTTTTTAGCATCAAGCTCATACCACACCAGATAAGTAAATTCATAGATGGCTTTCAGATGAGCCGGTTTTATTTCCTCGATCGCATCTTTAAGATCATCCAGATTGGGCGGTATTCCTTTGGCCCCCACAAATTTCACAGTAAATTGATACTTGGCGTTATCTTCGGCAATTTCTACTTCCCCATTGCTGAAGCTTTCCGCAGCATTTTTAATCATCGCGCTTGTCGTTGAACCTTGGCCGCGTATCTTGCTTAATAGTCTGGTTCTGCGGTAGTCATAAGATTTTGAGACATCTGTTTTAAGTCCATAGGCCTGCTCCCAGTAGCTTAGTCCCCAGGTAGCTGTGTTGGCATCCAGTTGCTTAAACACATCGGCTTTAGCCGCCTCTGCAGCCGCAATCTGATTTCCCAAAGCCGCCTGCAGTTCTACGACTTCCTGACTGTTCTTGTAATTGGCCGGCAATAACTCAAGCAGCTCCGCCATCAACTGATCACCACCATTCCTGCAACAGGGACCTCATTAGCGGCGATGGTAATATTTGATGTTCCGCCATTGACGGTTAGATCTGTATAGTCAATGACCCCTTCGATATCCAGGAGCATAAAAGCAAGGCGATTGTAAATCAGTTCATACTTTTCAAAAGCAATGCTCTGCAAATAAGCGTTCAAGCTGTTCGCAAAAGCTTCCTTCACCGCGGACTTGGTGGTTGTACTTTCAATAGTAATCGTTGCCTCTACATTAATCGTAAGCGCCGAAGCACTTTCTACGGTCACCGTCGCTCCAATGGGCCTATTCTGTTGGATATGGTCAGCGCAACGGGTCACAACCTCTTGATCCACAGGAGCTTTAGCAGGGCTAACGATCAGGACCTTAACCGTGCCCGGTCCATTCCAGAGGGGAGCTACCTTTACCCCTCCCACACCATCAACAGCTAAAGCCCATTGTTCATAATGATAAACATTGCCGCTGGTTGTCGGCTTGCGAAGATAGGCATAGAGCCTTTCGACCAGGCTTTTATCGCTTTCCGGGTCTGTGCCCCCGACGGCAGCTTCATTGGTTACGCCGGTAAGTCCTGAGATGCTGACAATCTGCTGAGTAATGCTGCCGCCGGGAACATTGTAGGCTTCGCCTGTTTCAGCCGCTATGGCTGTGGTGCTGGCTGCTCCGGCGGTGAGCGTAACCGCCGACTCAGTGACAAATTCCAGGCCGTCACCTGTTAGAAAAACCGTCCCTTTAGGAACCGCCTTACCGTCGATTCCTGTGAAGCGCAGCACTGCGGAAGCCTTTGTACCGGATTTTCTGATGATCCCATAATGGGCAGCCTTTTTGTCAATATATACCCCAGAGGTTTCATCCACATAGACCATGGGGATAAGGGCATTCAAGCTGTCGTAAAGCTTCCAGATTGCTAAAGCAGTCGGGTTGACAAGATTATTCGTATAGCTTCCTTCCCGGACATCTACCAGCGCAAGTTCATTTAGGATATTTTCTTTGATACTTTCAGGCGTAATAGCTTCAAACATTGATATTCACCTCCCCATAAACCGTGATTATTCTGCAGCCAACCTTTACTGTTTCATTGGCAAAGTTAACTGTTATATCGGCTACATCTGTAATATATGGATTGATTAACAGGCATTCCCTTACAAATCGGGTTACCTCAGAACGTTTGAGGTCATCCGTAAAAGGCTGGCCAATCAACTGCTCCACTTCGTTGCCATAATTCCAAGTGTAGATCTCATACCGGTACCTGGGGGTATGGAGAGCATTCCATGCCCAAACCAAAACGGCCCGTGCCCCGTTGACAAAAGAGGGTGAGCCGTTTTTATAGATCGGTATATCCAGTTCAAAGTCCCAGTCCACTTCTCGGCAGAGGGGTAACGCTGTTTCAACCCTTGCCGCCCCCGGCTGAATCATCGGGAAAAGGCTCATAGGCTCACCACCTTGCAGAGTACGATAAATTTCTGATTATCCTCAAGGGAGAGCAGTAAAACACTGTCATCTTCAGCTAAGCTGCCCTCTATGCCGGCGGTAGCCGACATACTGCCGCCACTGATCGCCAGATTCCCTGTATCACCATGAAAAGTTCCGGTAAGATTTCCGGATAGTTCCGACATGGATAGGGCTTTAGTACGCCGCGCAATTCCCCCATTGATCAGCAGATCGTCCCCGGACAAAATGATGCCTGATGTACTTACTTTAAGGGGATTAACGTTAACGACTTTCCCTAAGCGATAAGATGTGGGCAGTTGTTCTTTAGCTTCACCGCGCATAGTCTCCAAAAGTCTAGTGTAAGGGTTATCTTCCATAGTTAAGTGTCATTCCTTTCGCTGCACTCAAGACCCAGAATTGAATGAAGGTCTTCAACCGGCTGCCTTTTCGCCGCTTTGGTTCGGCAATGTACCCACTTCCTTTTCGTCCATGATGTTCTTAAAATTGATAACCAGCTTGTTGAGATAAAGACCATTCTTCCAGGTATGAGTGTCACTATCGATGTAGAACAGTCCGTAAAGCCCGGTGTAGGGTTCCCGGACCACTACGGTGCCCCCGGAGACATTGGCCGCATTGCCGAGATTATTGATGGTAATCTTCTGTTGCAGGCCATTGTCATCCAGCATGTCCTGAGCTCTCTTTCCGGCATTCTCATCATCTGGCTGCCGGATATAGTCTTGCAGCAATCCGTACAGCCCAATGGATTCATCATTTTTGACACGGCGGATCAAATTGTCATCTTTATCGTAGATCGCAATTTGGTTGATCAGGCTCCTTATACTTTCTGAGGTGCTGGCCTCCATGAGATTGGAGCCGCCCTCAATCACCAGAGTCTCATCGGTAACCTTTTTTTCCAGGACATAAAGCTTTGGCCCTTTAAAGACCAGGTAGTATTTCTTCTTGGTCTGGTAAGAGGCCAGGGTGTAGGCAGTTTGGATGATATCATACAGTGTCGAACCAAGGAAATTACGGCTGATTTTAACTCCTGTATCAATGATTTCCCCGATTTCGATGTCAAAATCGGCACAGATCCTTTTGGCAATCGCCTCCGGAGCTTGATTTGTGAATTTATATGAGGTTTTGTTGCGTTTGAGATAGATTCCCCGGTCAAAGCAGGTAATATCAATAGTACTGCTTCCTGTATTCTTGGTGCGCTCAAATATATAGCCTTCGAATAATGTGTTGTTGTCCTGTATGAGCAGGATAGAATGGCCCAGGTTGCATGGGATCGTGGGTATATGCTTGTCGAGGGGAGAGGACAGCAGGCTGAAATCCAAGGTTCTGGCACATTGCTGATAGTCTCCGGACCACGTTATCTGGGGGACCAGCTGGCTTATATCGAATGTTCCCTCCGTGTTTTTCAAAAGCAGTTTAACCACTCTGACTGGTCACCTCCCCGATACCAATTGGCTTTTATCCGGCATGTTGAGTATTTGTTCGGGAAATATCAAATGCGGATTCGTTAGGCCATTGGCGTCAGCCACTTGGGGATAGAGACTGGCGTCCCCATAAAACTTTCGGCAGATGGAGCTCAGAGTATCTCCGCTTTCGACTGTATACGCTGTGGGCTTGTCGATGGCTGCGGCGGCAGGTCGGGGTTGGTTCTCAGTTCCGCTTTGCTCAACTTTTACGGCATTTAATTGCCGGTATTCGCGCAGAGTAAGGGTAGCGTAAACATCATGGGTCCCGTCCCGCTCTGAGTAAGCAATGGACTCCACTAAAACAGGGAGATTGACGGGGGTGTTCGGGATAACAAAGCGAATCACTTTGCGTTTATCGCAGAATTTTTGAAAGGTCTTCACATAGGTATAAGGATTCTCATCGGTAAGGGAAAAGGGGTAGGGTTGGGCAGGGAAGAGACAGTCTATTTTGATAGCGGCAAGGGTCCCATAGCCCGCTATATTAACATCACCAAGAGTATGAATATGGATGGTCTCTATCTTTATACCATGGGTAATCGTAAAGGACGGGGGCGTAACGGGAAGCAGGAGTTCCCGGTTTCCATCCTTGAAGATGAATTTTCGCAAACAATTCGCCTCCTTTTTGGGGTAGAAAAAAAGCACCCCCATTGTAGAGCGCTTGTAGGATAAGGACATTCACCTGTTCCTGAAGAGTGGCATAGACTATAGTGTATGCTTGGTTCAAAGTAATTTCTCTCAATAGGATTAGTGAAATTCCCAAGCGCTTGGGAATTTGGAATGAGAAAAGGCAGCCCAAAATCAAATGGCCAGTGCAGAGGCCCTCGTCAGGTTCCTGGCCAGTTCACGGGCTACTTTGCCAATATCTGCCTCTTCCCTGATGATGAAGCTGTTGCCGGTGATGCTTATAGTGCTTGCCCCGGAACCTTTTAAGGCCCGTGCCTCGCTGGCGGTCAGAACCCGCTCCCCTTCGTGGAGCAGCGCCGGGAAATTATCATAGGGTACATAGCTTAGGCCATAGGCTTGCTTGTCACCAGCAAAGAGTTTATTGAGCATATCTTCGCGCGTCGCCCCCCCGATTGGCGATCCTGTGCTTGGTGTGTTTGTGCTCGATCTCTGTGCGCTTGGTTCCCAAATGCTTGGCCTGCCTGTGCTTGATGTATTCGTGCTAGATGCTTTTATTTTTGAATTCTCAGCTATTGCAGACTCTATGCCCTTCGAAAACACAAGCCCCATCTCATACCCGGCATTATGATATTCAGCTCTTAAGGCCGCATCGTTTCTGATTCTGCCTACAAGCTTTTTATTCGAATCTATCATTAATTGCGCCCCATCGCTGGCGTTATACTCATCCTGCGCTATTGCCTGGGCTTCGGCAAGCAGCCCTCCCATCTTAGCTCCGGCTTCGTCAGAGTTGCTTGAGGCATATTCGGTGTATTCTTCATACAAGCCCATAAGTCTGTTTTTAATGTCGTCGCTAAAAATAGAGCTTATATCACCTGTCATAACTGCAGTTACCGCATCTCTTTCATATTGTTCAGATAAATTTTCTAATGACGCCCGCCACTCCCCGATCATGTGGTTAGCTTCTTTTAATTTCTCGCCACTCTCCCCCTCAAAGTAATCCGTCTGGGCTTGTAAGCCTTTTTTCCGTTCCTCTGCAAAACCCTCCCCCATGGCTGCATCCATATTATCTCGAGCATTCTCTAAGTTGCTCGAAAGTCCTTGGTAGCTTTGATTCAGTTTGTCCATATTCCCGGCATACTCTGCGCCCATATAATCGGCGATTGCTTTAGCGGCTTCGACACCGGAGATTTTCCCTGTGGAGACCATTTCCTGTACCTCAGATTCGGTTACAGTTTCAGTTACACTGAATGCCTTGGCAAGGGATTCCCACACCGGGATACGTCTTTCAAGCAAGGGATTCAGGAGCGCCTGTGTGGTTTGCTCGCTGGACCGCAGACGCCCCAAACTGGCGGCTACGTAGTTCATGTCCTCACTGCTCATACCCAAGGCCGTTCCGGCATCTCCGATTTTGGTAAGTTCCTCAAATAATTCGTCCTGCTTATAGCCGTTCTCGATCATCGTCTTGCTTATAGCGGCGAGCTGATCATAGTCAAAGGGTGTGGCTACGGTAAAGCCCGCCATCTCCGCCAGGAAATCCTTAGCAGCTTCATCACTGCCTAAGAGGGTTCCAAAGGATAGCTGTTTTTGTTCGCGGTTTCCTGCAATGCCTATTCCACGGGCAAGTGTATCTTCCTGGGATTGTTTAATGGTACTATACTGTTCCTGCACATAATTTTTAAAGGCATCGTCCTTTTTATTTTTGATGGATGTTGTCCCATTTAGCAGACCTAATCCTAAACCTGCAGCTGCTCCGGCGACTGTTCCAATAACCGGGGAACCAACCACTGATCCTATCGCCGCGCCTGAAATCACTCCACTTAGCGCATTTTGAAACATAGTACCTGCATCTGAGCCATATGCACTGGTGGCATACGCATTCGCAATATGTGTCACGGTATCTTCTAAAAGCTTTCCTGCCCCTGCCGTCGCCAACTCGCCTAGCAAACTTTTGCCAGCGCTCCCTCCGGCCCCTGCCCGGTTTTCGCTTTTGCTTATTGCACCGTATAGGCTAAGGATATCTTTCTCTGCTTGACGGGCACTATCTGCGACTAAACCGAAGTTTCTTCTGGCATTCTCATAATTCGCATTGTTTACTTCCATTTGTATTTTGTCAGCAGCATTTCTAGTTAAGGAAAATTGTTTTTCTGCTTCTTGTAAGGCTTGTTTTGCCTTGCCCATGTCGACCTTAAGACTGATTTTTGTTTTATTTAAAGCATCCAGTTTAAACGAAAGACCCATAAGATCCTTACTAAAGGACTGGTTAGCATTGCGTATCGTGGTAATCGCCTGAGTATAGTTATCCTGAGCTGAAATGTTTATACTAATATCACGAGACATATTTGGTATCCCCCTATTGTTTTACGTAGATGGGAAAATGGTACAATAAATTTATTTCTCCGACCTTTGTTCCATGTGTTTTTCAAAGAAGGCTCTTATCATCACCTTTTCCCCTGGAGGCAGGTTGTAATAAGAGCCTGGTGTTATGTTCTTTTCGATAAACAAATAATACATAAGCTGGATCTCAGGATCCGACTCTATTTTTTTTAACCTCTTCTACCGTAGTAACCCGATAGCCGCTCAGTTTCTCGATTTCCCGGGAAATATCCTCGATTTCGCCCGGAAGAAGCATGGTTTTGATCATTTCCAAGGGCGTAACCGCATTATATTTTTGCTTAAGATCCTCGGACTTCAGATCGGGGGAGATCACACCGGCCAAGAGAATGTGAACTTCCATATCGCCGCCGGCATGGCTGTTTTTAATCTCAGCCACCCGGTTGAAGCTGAGGGCCCGCAACCGGAAGATGATATCCCCGCCGCAGGCTTTGCTCAACCGCTTTAATTTAATCTCTTTCTCCGGCATATTGGGCCGCTCCCCTTTAAGCAACAGCTCTAAGGTATCCATTATCTCGCCTCCACAGCGTCAAGAAGTTCATAATCCGTAAAGGAAAAGGGAGCCTCGATCTTTCCGTTGGTGGCTACTTCCCAATCGGCCAGAGTCAGATCGTCGAAGCTTACATTTTTCAGTACAACCCGCTCAGCGCCATAGGCATCCGGGTCATTCAGCTTGGAGATCACCACAAAACGCAAATCTTTGCCGTTGCGGATCGAGGCGCCAATAGCGTTAGCCATCCGGCTGGAGACCTTGTGCATCCGCAAGGAGCCTGTGCAGCTGATACTGGAGACTTTCTTATCCGTAGCCATCCGACCGCAAATTTGCACATCTTCTTTATTAAAGCTTACTTTAGCCTGCATGCCATAGCATTCACCCACATAGGCGTTATCCAGCCAAACTTCCAATATGTTATCCTGCGGGCTGCTTTATCCCACAGTTCTATATGTTTCCACATAGTTCAGACTATATCTTCACCCGTTAAGGGTGGCGGGTACTCGTGTTGGGCTTATTGGTTGCCTTCCTCACCCATTAGTCGTTGCACCTTCCAGGCTACTTTCGGGCTTCGCCTGGCTCGGCTCAGAGTTGCCATAGCATAACAAAAGAAGTGCTCATAAAGCACTCCTTAGAATCAAATTTATCTCATCAATTTGAGTGTATGGTATTCTTAATAATGCAATGCCGTAACGAGAGCAGAATTCGTCCTTTATTTTCTCACTTCTTTTAATTGATGCAAGTTTTTCTTGGGCATTGACCCATCTTCCAACTTTATAATGCAATTCTCCATCGTATTCTATTAACAGTTTCAGTTCTCCCTTATCATTGAATACGGCGAAGTCAAAAGGTAAATAACTTTTATGTTTGCAACGTTCATCTCGATATTCTCTTACAAAGTTATAACTATGTTCGACTAAAAAGTCATAAATTCTTTTTTCACCTTTTGATTCAGCGCAGTGTGGGCATCTTACTCCTTGCAGAAAGTTGCCAGCTCGCATACTAAATTCTCGACCACAAAAGACATGTTCAAACTTAATGTGCACGGCATCACCTTTATATTTCCCCAAGACCTTATATTCATCTTCGACCAAGGATTTAACCTCTTCAACATATTGCTCGTGGGTCTTTTTCCTTAGGTCTCCAATTCGGCCATATCCACATATCGGACAGGTATGACCAGCTAAAACGTGTTTTGGTGAAGCTTCAAAAGTATGTCCGCAGTTTATATTCCTAAATAGCACCTTTTTACTGTTGTTTACATAGTCGCTTAAAGCGACACAGGCACCGTTTGTTTTATCTTTTAACCGGTTAACAAACTCCCTGTGCGAGTTAGCATTACATCTACCGATATGGTGGTGCGCGCAAATAAAGCATCTTCTCCCCCCTTGGAATGAATTCCATGTGGCTTGATAGATATGCCCTTTATTGCATTTAATGTCGAGCTTAGTATGCGCATTGATGTAATCCGCAGAGAGTAATTCGTACCCTTCAAGATGGAAATATGCACGCAACTCTGCTACAATTTTCTTTTTTGACATTGAAACAGCACCTCCGAAAGTGCGTTCGATAATTAAATTGTAGGAAGAAGGCTCGGAAAACCTTCTTTTTCAATGGGATTCGCGATTCCTATATGTTTATAATACCATACTTTTGTTGCTATACCTTAGGTTTTCTCTGAATTCTCCCGCTTTATTACCTGATTATTACTAATCAGGAGGGCAAAGTTTCACCCCATGTACCAGACATTACTCTTTTCGCACTATCCACTTGTCCATTCCTCCTTAAATCACAATATCCAGATCGATATCCTCAATAGCATCCAGGATCTTGATGCTGGCTTTGAGGTAGACCTTATCCCCGGTGTTGGCCTCTTTGATGTCCTGTTCGGACAGGGCGGAGGTATCCACTCCCGCGGACTGCAGATAAGCTTCCTGAGCTTCGGTATCGATACCTACCGAGCTGGTTCCTGGCTGCAGGATTCCGTCCAGCTCCAATTGAGCGAAATAGCCGCTGATCGCTGTGATCAGCAGGCATTTGTTATCGTAACTATTGGCATATTTGCCGATATAGTTATCCTGAGCGGTCATCTTAATATCGTTGCGGATCATATCCACAGCTTCCACAATCTTGATCTTCTTAAATATTTCGCTTTTGTCAGGGTTAGTCGTTTGCAGGCTATTCACTCCCCGCCCGACTTTAACTTTCTCACCATCGTGGAAAATAATAAACTCACCACGGTCAATTGCTGTATCCATGTCCGCTTTGGCTAGTCTGGTCACATCGGTAACCTCAGGCAGTGGAGCATAAGTGCAGCTGATGGTCATGGGAGTACCGGCAATCAGCCCGGCAATCCGGGAGCAGTAGCCCGAGGCGTCGTAAGTAGCTGTTCCCACTTGAATGCCGGAAGTTGTGAAGTTTATAATTGCTTGACTATCTTCAGCCTTGTGGGGCAGCACGGTTTTAGGTGTCAATCCGTTGGCGCGTTGAGCGGCTACCCATGAGGCAATCTCTGTCGCCTCGGCAGCATCACAGTCCGGGGGACCGACGACATAATCGAAAGTCTGCGTAGCTAAATAGCTTAAAGCGGCGGCAAGGTTTTCAGCCGTATCAGGCAGTACATAGACAAGCACCTTACGCGGCGGGTGCACATAGCCCAAAAACGAGCGACTGATATAATCCTTATTCAGTGTTCCCAGAGCTGCGGGGATCTGGGTCACATTGGTCAGTACATGCATCCCTTGAGCGGTCGTAGCAGCGTCCTTTAAAATAATGGCAACGGTTCCCTTTTGCGAACGCTTAATAGCAGCAGCAGCCGTTGTCTTAAATTCAATATTGATATTTGGGAGTCCCAATGTTTATTCCTCCTTTATGGCCGTATAGACCTCTTTCATTAATGGTGTGATATCCTGCCCATCTGAACAATCCTCAAAGTATTCAAACTGCAGATCCACATAGGCTTGATCAGCGTTGCGGCCTCCTGGGCTGGCGGCGACAGAGATTTTTCTGTCTTGGACGGATAGATACCCGGCGCGGAAAAGATCAAGCACACTTTGCTGGGTCAATAAGAGATTGGCTGTATTGTCAGGCTCATCACCCGTGATATCAAAGCAGGTAATAGTAAAATAGACTGCCTCATGGACGGTCCTGCAATTCACCGGGGAACGGTCCGCTGTCACAAGTTCAATCATGAAGCTGGGGCGCGCCAAGGGCTCAGGATGGAGATCCATGTAGATCGTATGGTCAGGGTAGCTCTCAGCCAAAAGCTGCTGGATCCCAGCCATAATGTGAATATTGTTTAAAATGTTGATCCCCCCTCAATGCGCTTTCCTATATTCTCCGCAAATTTTTGAGCTAAACGGAGCGCTTTGGCTTCGATAATAATTGGGGAGGTGTGTTCGCCTGCTTCTTCCGTCAGTTTCTCCAGATCTTCAAGAAGTTTATGGTGAGCTTGAGGCAATTCCCTGTGTAACTGATATAGGTCATTTGTGAAAGCGGCAAATTCTTTCTCATTCACGCTCACACCTTGTCTCGCCTCCTTTTTTTGATCTCTGAAATAATATTTAGCCGTCTTTCTCTACCTTGGGCCCTTTGGCCGGCCTTATGCCGACTTCGCCGGAGCTATTCGTCTGTACTCAACGGTCCATATGAAGTTGCCAAAGAACAAGGGATTTTAAAAAGAGCTTAGGCATTGACATGCGTCTGAAAATATTCTAATATTAGAGCGTGAAACAAACGCAAAAGTTGGTTGAGCGACCGGACTTTTCAATAACCCAAGCTGTTGGGACCATAATATCTGAAAATAAAACGTAAGTCAATAGTAAATCTGAATATTTTACGTAAATATTTTTCTGGAGGTGCTCTTTTTTGTTAGAAAAGATTCAGAGTTTATGTAAGACTCACAAGATAACCTTAACTCAGCTGGAAAGAGAGCTTGGCTTTGGGCGGGGCGCCCTATACAAATGGACCAAAAGCTTTCCTACGGCAGACAACCTTCAGAAAGTGGCCGATTTCTTTAAGGTATCTACGGATTATTTGTTGGGAATCTCTCCCTTCACCAATGCCAAAGAAGCGGGATGCTCGATTCGTGTTGCCGGAATGAAAGCAGCCCTTGATAGTCCTCAAAATAAGAAGCTTATCTGGGATGCAGCCAGGATTAATATTGATTCAGGTTTTTGGTTCAAAGACAGCACAAGAAAATACATAGAAAGTCTGCTCAAAAAAGAAGCGTTTACCGATGTTGAATATTACGACCTAAGCCTTTTTGTTGTTTGGGAGCTGATCTTACCCCCTGATTTCAGGGAGAATGCTCCGGTTGTTTTTGTCCTCTGGGGGCAAAGTATTACTTTCTATCTTGATTACTGGTCTATCCCCAAACTCACCATTGAGGATAAAGAAAGTAAGATCTTCTACAAAGAAGGTCCCGACGATGTTAATGGAGAAGTTTCTACTGAGTACATTCTGTCCGGATTCACTGACGATGGTGAGCAGTACTCAGCCGCGGAAAGTGTAAAAGAGCAAGACGCTTTGACCGGTAGTTACGAACCTGAAACCATAGCCGCTCATCACGACGGGGAGGAGTGGACCGACGAGGAATTAGCGGAAATCGAGAGGTTCAAGGAATTTGTGCGCTCTAAAAAGCGGGATAAATAGAGGTGAAGATATGACTTTGTACGAAACCCTTTGCGCTGAGCTGGCTCAACAGGAAGTTGGAGTTTATGAAGTCTCTCTGCTGCCCAAAATCAAAGGCTTATATTGCGATAAAATAATCTGGCTTAACCGCAATATCGAGACAGAACGGGAAAAAGCCTGTACCCTTGCTGAAGAGCAGGCCCATTACCTTACTTCGGTGGGAGATATTCTGGACCAGCATAAAGTGAGGAATCGGAAGCAGGAGCGATTGGCCAGACGCATGGCCTATGAAAAATTAATCCCCCTCCAGAGCTTTGTGGGGGCTTCCAGAGAGGGGATCAGGAGCAGATATGAATTTGCTGAATATATGGACGTGACGGAAGGCTTCCTGGAAGATGCTTTAGCTTATTACAAGGAAAAGTACGGTCCGCACGTTGAGTGGGCGAACTACCTGATCTGCTTTGAGCCGCTGGAGGTTGTGACGCTATTTGATGAAAGATAG